AATCAGCGCCACCACTCCTATTTCATTAGGGGGAGATCCTTTGTCGGCACCTAGTTAATCTAGGTACACCCGACGGTTCCTCTTTCTAACTGAACCAGTCCTTGGAACCTCAACACGCCCATAAGAGCGTGAATAAGGCGCGGGATTGTCCTCTCCTAAATTCGGTTTTATGTTCCGAATGCCAGGTAGTAATACCCGGTAAAAGAAGGAGAGGTCTGATTCATCGACTTTACGAGAAGGTCCAGCTTCTACTCGGTAGACGCTGTACTTTACATAAGGCCGCCCAACATTGTTAAGCTTAGGAACCAAACCCAGTGTTTTAGTGAAGAAGTCTCTTTTAGAGGCTCCTACCAATTCAGCCGGGAACGTTAAATACGGATCCGTGAGTTCCCCTGGGGGTATTAATACTCCTTCCTCGCTTATTAACGTGGCTAAAACTTCAGCAGCGGTGAAATAACCGCGTTTGAAGAGTTGCCTAACAGTGTCCACAAAACTTGGCAAACAGGAATCAACACCTGCTTGCAAGCGATCGTGTGTCAGATGGTATCTAAGTCTAATTGGCGTCACATTGACACCAAAATAGGCATCTACACCGCAGGATTCACGAAAAAACGACTTACTGAAAGACTTACTAACGTTAACTTTGAGACCATAAGTCTCAAGGATACGAATAGAAGCTTCGTGTGCTGAAGAGTCGACAACGATGTCGTCCCCATACACGCGTACAGAAGTTGCAAGATCGTCTCTGCCCACTAGGAGGAATCCAGCATAGAGGAGAGCCCAAACGGTGAAAGACAGTATAGTAAAACATACTGCTGACCCCATTGGAGACATCTTCTTTAGCCTCAACTCGAACCCATTAGGGAAAACGACGTGTGAGGAACGGCATTCCATAATACCATTACCCACATCCGTGCCACAAAACACTTTTTCGAAAAGTGCTAGAGTGAGACGGTCAGAAGCATCGCTCAAGTCGATCGTGGAATGTTCCCGTGATACACTAGAAGACAAAGCTAGATCTCCGTTAATACACTGTTTCTTGAAATTAATCTTTTCTTTCG